GAGCCTTGCCATGCACTCGCCGACATCGAGCGACTCGGCAAGGGGAGGGGGGCACGGGTCGCCTCGAAAGACAACGGCGACCGTTTCACCCCTCGCCAATCGAAAATTTCCCCCCCGCCGTGATGCCGTCTGCGACCAAAAACTACGACGGCGCACACCGGACCCTTCGGCGAAGGCTGCGTCCGATGGTCGAAGCGGGCCAGACGACTTGCTCTCGTTGCGGATTACGGATCGCTCCGGGCGCGAAGTGGCACCTGGACCACACGGACGATCGGACGGGGTGGCTGGGCCCGGCGCATGAGAAGTGCAACACCGAGCATGGCGCTCGGCTGGGTGCGTTTCTGACGAACAGTCGGCGTGGCCGCAGGTCGCAGTCGTGGTGAATCCGCGGATCTGCCGTATACCGGATGGGAATGGAGACCTCGGTAAACGCGCGGTCGAGCTCGCGGCCGAGGGTGGCATCGAGTTGGACGACTGGCAGGCGTTCGTTCTCGAGGCTTCGTTGCGAAGTGATGAGGAGGGGAAGCACGCGGCGCGTGAGGTCGGCGTAAACGTTGCGCGGCAGAATGGGAAGAACCACATTCTGATCGCCCGCGAGTTGGCCGGCCTGTTCTTGGAAGGTCCGGCGCTGATCGAGCAGGGTGCGCGCGACTACCTGATCATCCATTCGGCGCATGAGTTCGCCACGTCGATCGAGCACTTCCTCAAGTTCCGGGAGATCTTGGAGGAGACGCCGCGGTTTGCGCGGGAGATCAAGTCGATTCGGCTGCGCGGCGGCGAGGAGGGAATCATCTTGACCGGCAAGCGTCGGATTCGGTTTCGGACGCGGACGAAGGGCGGCGGCCGCGGGTTCAGCTCGGATCTGCTGGTGTTCGATGAGGCGATGTTTTTGCCGGAGATGGCGATCGGAGCTCTTTTCCCGACGAAGCGGGCGCGACCGAATCCGCAGGTGTGGTTTACCGGTTCGGCTGTGGATCAGACGGTGCATGAGCATGGCGCTGTTTTCGCGGCTGTGCGCAAGCGGGGAATCGAGGGTGGCGGCAAGCTGGCCTACTTCGAGTGGTCGGTCGAGGGTGAGAACCCGTCGATGGTTTCGGCTGAGGTTCTGGACGACCGGGCGGCGTGGGCGCAGGCGAACCCGGCGTTGGGAATCCGCATTCCGGTCGAGGTGATGGCAGAGGAGCGGGAGGAGCTGAAGCATCTACCGCGCACGTTCGCGGTCGAGTTGTTAGGCGTGGGTGACTGGCCGAACCCGGAGCATGTGGCGACGAACCCGATCGTGCTTTCCGACTGGGTGGAGCTCGAGGACGTTCGCTCAAAGCGGGGCGAGCGGGTGGTTTTCGCCTTCGACGCTTCGCCGCCGCCGCGGCGTGGTTCGATCGCGGCCGCGAGCCTGCGCGCCGATGGTCTGTGGCATGTCGAGGTGATAGAAGATCGAGCAGGCACCGCCTGGCTCCCGGAGCGGGTGGTCGAGCTGGTGCGCAAGTTCGACGCGGGCAAGCCGGTTTGCGACGAGCGTGGGCCTGGAGCGTCGCTGATCGAGGCGGTGGAGAACCTTGGGGTGGCGGTGCAGGTAGTGTCGGCGCAGGAGCACGCGCAGGCGTGCGCTCGGCTGGTCGACGTGATCGAGGAGGGGAACTTGCGCCACATCGGCCAGGCCGAGCTGACCGGTGCGATTCGGGCGGCGGCGACCCGCCCGTTGGGGGATGCGTGGGCGTGGAGCAGGAAGTCATCGGCGGCGAACATCTCGCCGCTCGTCTCCGTGACGTTGGCGTTGTCGGCGGCGCAGACAACGCATGAGCGGGAGCCGATGCTGGCATGGGCATGAGAACCACCCTGGAGGCGTGGGGCTGGCTGAATCCGCGGCGGGAGGTGTCCAGGTCGCTGATCGACCCGTACACCTACTTCAACACCAACACCTTCCCGCCGTTCGTGCAGTTCACGAACCCCGGGCAGCCGCAGGAGGAAATCCCGGCCTCGTTCGCCGGCTACGTGCGTGCCGCCTACCGCTCGAGCGGAATCGTGTTCGCGCTCATGCTCGCCCGCGCCAGCCTGTTTTCCGAAGCGCGGTTCCAGTGGCGGCAGTTCCGAGACGGCCGGCCGGGCCCGCTGTTCGGCAGCACCGACCTGGTGCCGTTGGAACGGCCGTGGACGAACGCCCGGACCGGCGATCTACTCGTTCGGCTGATGCAGGACTACGACTTGACCGGCAACTTCTTCGGCTGGCGAAACGGCGAGCAGATCCTGCGGTTGCGGCCGGACTGGGTGACGATCGTGCTCGGCTCCGAGCTCGAGGTCGACAACGTGGCCGCCGCGATCGACGCGCGCCCGATCGGCTACATCTACCAGCCGGGCGGCACGGCCGGGTCGGACGACCCGATCTTGCTGGACGCCGAGGAGGTGTGTCACTTCACCGGGCCGACCCCCGACCCGGAGGCCCGCTATCGCGGCATCTCGTGGCTGTCGTCGATTCTGTCCGAGTTGCAGGCCGACAACGCGATGACGGCGCACCGGCAGAAGTTCTTCGAGAACGGGGCGACGCCGAACCTGGCGGTGATCGTGGACGTGACCGACCCGGACAGGTTCGTGAAGTGGCGCGAGAAGATCGCCGCTCAGTTCGAGGGCATGGACAACGCCTACAAGACGTTGATTCTCGGTGCCGGGGCGACGGTGACGTCAGTCGGGACGGACATCCGCCAGCTGGACTTCAAAGTTGTGCAGGGTGCCGGCGAGTCGCGGATGGCGGCGGCGTCCGGTGTGCCGCCGGTGATCGTCGGGTTCTCGGAGGGGTTGGAGGCGGCGACCTACTCGAACTACGGGCTGGCGATGCGACGGTTCGCCGATCTGACGATGAGGCCGCTGTGGCGGATGGCCGCCGCCTGTTTCGAGTCGATCCTGACGGTGCCGTCCGGCGCCGAGCTGTGGTACGACGACCGCGACATTGCCGCGCTGAAAGACGACATCGTCAACCGCGCCGAGGTGCAGGCGAAGCAGGCGGCGGCGGCGAAACTGGCGTTCGATGCCGGCTACGACCCGGAAACGATCGTCGACTGGCTGAACTCTGACGACATCACCCGGCTCGAGCACATGGGCGTTTCGTCGGTGCAGACGCAGGGAGCGCTGCCGGCGCCGAACGGCCAGGCGGCTTTGCCGTCGGCTGAGGATGACGGGGATCTGGCGGAACGTGCGCGTAGAATCCTGGAAGGAGTCGAGCGATGAGAGAGCAGAAGATGTACCGGGTGGCAGCGCCGTCGGCGCTGATCTTCCGCGACGAAAATGGAGACCAAACCGTCGAAGGGCTCGTCGTCCCGTATGAGACGTGGTCGGAAGTAGACAGCGTGCTCGAAGGCCACTTCTTCGAGCGGTTCGCCACCGGGTCGCTCCGCAAGACATTCGCGGAAACGATGCGCCGCGCCAAAGGCTACTTCGAGCATGGCCGGTCGCGGATGTTCGACCGCACGCCGATCATGGACCTCATCAAAACGTGGGAGACACCGGAAGGTCCATGGGCGCGCGCGTCGCTTCTGCGCGGCTTGCCGGAATGGATGATCGACGGGCTCCGCCGCGGCCTGTACGGATTCTCGCTCGGTGCCGAGCCGATCAAGATGGAACGTGTCCGCCACCCGCGGCGAAGCGCGCACAACCCGAATGGGATCGAGGAGCGCACCTACCGCGAGCTGCGCGCCTACGACATCAGCCTCACCCCGTCGCCGCACTACACTGGCACGACCGCGTTACTGCGGTCGCTCACCGACGAGATCGCCGAGCGTGACGAGCGGATTGTGGTCGCAAACCTTGCAAAGAATCCGGACCGCTTGGTACAACTCTTACGAGAAGTCAAAGAGGCAGAGCCGGAGCACTCACCGCCCGAAGGCGAGGAAGCCGAGCAGCCCGAACCGCCGGAAGATCCCGAGTCCACCGAACCGGTGGATCCCGAGGAAAAGCCGGACGAATCGGAGCAGCCGGCCGAACCGGAGCCCGAGGGGAGCCGCGCCACTCAGCCGCCACCGATCGACTACCTCGCGGAGCATGAGGAGGAGGAATGGCAGCTGTAGAGGAACGCGATCCTCTCGCGGATCGCCGAGAGCAGCGGGCTGAGCTCGTCAACGAGCAGGAAGCCCTCAAGATCGAATACGCCGACAAGCGCTTCGACGACGTCAC